TTACCTTTTTCCGATGCCTCTCTTGGCCGAAGCGGAAAACGCGGGGGTTTCATCGGGGACTTCCGGGCCGAACGCACTTGCCACGTATGCTCGCATTGCCGCGACCAACGGATTGGTAGCCTCGAAACCCGTTTCATCGCTGAACGAGGCCTCCCAGGTTCCCAGCTTTCCGCGTTCATCGATCGGCAGATACAGAAGCGTTATCAGTCCGCTCTCAATGAGTGGCCCGCCTTGCGCCCAATCGCTGGAGTACCGAACCGGAATGCCATTGCGGGTGGCGCACCGAGCCCCGTTCTGCCAGATATAGGCTGGCTCGTCGCCTTGCGCCCGAACCACCCAGTAGTCCAGCAATGCCCCCTGCAGTTCAGCAACTTTCACGCGTCTCTCCCAATAGTGATCCGGCAATCTTAGTCCCTGTGGTTGAGCGGGACGCAGCCCGTCACCGTTGCATAAGCTGAGTGCATAAATCTGCATAAGTCCGCTGCACCTCCAACCCTCCCGCCGCGCCTTGCTGCGGGCCGTTTTGGCGGGTCTATGCACCTGCATAAAAACAACTCGATGAAGCGTGCGGGTGAGGCGGGGTCCCAACCGCGCGCGCCGGGTGCGTTGCAGCCGGCTCGCCCCCGGCGGCGGGCGTCCCGCCCCATCGGGAGGGCACCGCACACCACATAGAACGCCCGTAGACGCACGAAACCAGAGCGGAAGGGCCGTGCAACGTCCTTACCAGTTGAGGCGCACAGGAAGGCTCTGTACGCGCCCCGGCGGCCCCGAGAAACCGCCCCCCGCCGGCCGCTCACGCGCGAGAAAAAGCGGATGCTCCGGGAGCGTCGAAGCTAGGGGCGGTGGACCATTGCGGCGGGTGGCGACTGACGCAACGAACACAAGATTCAACAAAATCTAACTTAGATTTCATTATCTCTTATTTAAATAAAACCTCTAATTATGTGAATTGACAGTCATTTTGCAGACTGTCAGCATGGCGCTCTTTCTCGCCGGGGCGCGCAAGTCATTGAGCAGCAATTCATTGCGCCTCATTTCAACAATGAATAGCGCAGCGATAAATACAAATGCTGACAAATGCCATTGACCGCTGTATCGCCGCCTCAGATGACGTTCAAAACGTGGAAGACTTCAAGAAATGGATCCGCGCGTACGTCCGCCCAATCATTCAGGACGAGTACTTAGCGTGCGGCCATGGCCGGATCACGTCCGCCGGCGTCCTGATGGACCACATCCTTCTCGTTGACTATCCGCCGCAGTTCCTTCTTGCCATCAAGAACGCCGCCGGCGGAATCGACACACCATTGATGCGCCGCTGGCTGGCAACCCGGCGCCCCGTCTACTTCGACGCCGCTGCGCCGTGGCCGGACATCGACCGCGCGTGGTATGCCACCTTCATCGCCCGCGACCTGCGAAACGGTGTCGCCGATGCTGTCTACGATGAAACCCGCTGCATCGGGACCTACTTCAGCTTCCACCGGCTGCCCGGGGTCGATGTGGCATTCCTTGAGACCGTCCTCCCCCGCCTGACGCCCGTACTGCATCGCACATTGATGCGCGCCATCACCGACGCCGACAAATGGGCAAAACAAGCATCAGCGGCCATGGCCCGCCTGAGCCCGCGTGAACAACAGATTGCCGCGTGGATCGGCATGGGCAAAAGCAATCCCGAAATTGCTGCGCTGGCTTCAATCTCCGAATACACGGTTAGAAATCGCCTGAGCGATATCCTGGAAAAGACCGGCTGCACAAACCGGACAAACCTCGCCACGCTGGTCGCGCGATGGGACGTGCTTCAGCTCGGAATAGGTACAGCTGTCCTCTAGTGCCCCATCGTCACGGGGGCTATTCTCTGCAACCTCAAGGCACACAGGGGATAGCTGAGTTGCTTGCTGCTATCGCCCGGATTCACAACGCAGAGTGTGCGTAAGGGGCGATGCAGACCAACCACCACAGCAGGCAATCCGTGCAGACGCTGGTATGCAGCGTGCTGTTCCTGATCTTCGCCAGCATCACCGCCATTGGAATCCTGGCCCAGAAGCATGCTGCCGGGGGGATCGACTGTATCCCTGATCCACGGGTCACCTTGTTGGTGAAGTTCGGGATCGGCGGCGCGGCGCTCTTTGTGGGCGTGTGCTGCCTCGCATTGCTGCTGGCTGTGTGCTTCGCGCGGCGCGGTCAAGAACAACAGATCGGTTGATACGGGGAAAACGGGTTCGCCCGTGTATTGATGGCGCTGACGGCATGTAGGACGGGCACGATGTGGGCCGACGCGGAAACACGTCGGCAACCTCTCAACGATAGCCCGAGGAGGAAGCCACATGCCAACGCGCCTTGTAGTGCTGTCGGCAGTCGCGGCAGCTTTGTCTGGGCATGCTCGTGCCGATGTCCTTACGGTGGCCCAGGTGTTGCCGCTGGAAGGCTCGGCCGAGCTGTCCACCCGCTCAATCGCAGACACCGCCGACATCGCGCGTGAGGTCAGCCAAGCCGGCGGCATTGCCGGCCGCGTGAGGCGCGAATTGATGTCCGCCGACTGCCCAGGCGATCAACGCGCGGAATCGGCCGCCCCTTTGTTATCGATTCTTAAGAAACGGGAATATCCCCGTTTTTGTGCATCAGCAGATAGGTACGAATGTACCTTGCGCGGATTTATATCGATTCGGTATGCTGCGGAGCCACAAAAGGGGTGGGTTTTTCCCGATGAAGAAACGGGTGCGCAGCTTTAAGGCAGCCCATTAATTCAATATTTTGAATATCTGAATTCGACTTATTGAATATCAATCCGGTTTCCCATCCCCATTGGCTCTGCTTCGTCGCAAGCGGCTTCAACTTGCCCGCCTTGTCCACCATAGCTCATCAATGCTGACGTGAATCCGACCGAAATCCGCCGCGCCACTATCCACGCACTCGACCAGAGCAAACGCCCGTTCCGCCTGGACTGGGGCCGCCGCCAGAGCAAGCTGGCGAATGCGCTGGTGCCCCAGTGCATCGACATCACCGAGGGGTTGTGCACGGGCATCGAAGGGAGCGTAACGTGCTTGTCGACGCGCCCTGACCTGCCCCCGGAGACCTTCCTGGGCCGGCCCGTGTCGCTCCAGCTGGTCACCGACCGGGGCAAGCTGCACCCGATCAATGGCATCGTGACCCACGCCCGCATGGGCCACGCAGACGGGTCCCTGGCTTGCATTCAACTGACGGTGCGCGACGCGCTGACCATCCTTGAGCAGCGCACCAACAACCGGATGTTTCGGCGCATGAGCCTGCCGGACATCCTGGAAACGCTGATCCAGGAATGGCGCGGGCGCAGTCCCACCCTGGCGCGAGCCTTCGACTTCGAACTGCTGATCGACCGTGCCAAATACCCGGAGCGCCAGCAGACCCGCCAGGCCGGCGAATCGGACGCGGCATTCATCCGGCGCCTGTGCCGCTTCGCCGGCATCTTCTGGTTCATCCGGGCCGGCAAACGGGACGGCGCCGACAGCGGCACGCCCGTGCATACGCTGGTGTTCTGCGATAACCCGATGCTCCTGCCGCAATCACCCGCCGGCACACAATCGCCAACCGGCACGGTGCCCTATCACCACGGCGCGGCCGTCAAGGACAGCGATTCGATCACGCTGCTGGCGGCGGCGCGCTCGCTGGTGCCCGGCGGCGTGCGGCGCGCGAGCAGCGACTACAAGACCGGCAAGATGAACGTGGCAGAGTTCGACACGATCATCGACCAGGGCGAGGCCGGCAACGACTTGGCAGTACTGCTGACGGACTGGGTCATCGACCCGCCGCACGCGGGCGACTCCCGCGACGACCACGCACGGCTGGCCAAGGCCCGCATCTTGGCCCATGAGCACCGGGCAGAATGCGTGCATGGCGCCAGCGACGTGCGCAACCTGCCCCCCGGCACGTGGTTCACCCCGTCCGGCCACAGGGAGATAGACAACCGCAAGCCGGAAGACCGCCAGCACATCGTCATCAACCTGCGCCACCGCGCCATCAACAACTTCCCCAAGGCGCTCAGCGAGCAGGCGCAGGCCCTGTTCGCGGCCAGCCGCTGGCCATTCGACCCGCTGCCGCTAGGCGAGGACGGGCAGTCGCGCTACGAAAACACCTTTGTCTGCGTGCGCCGGGGCGTGCCGCTCACGCCCGCTTTCGATCCACGCATCGACTTCCCGCCGGTCGAGCCGTTTTCCGCCTGGGTGGTCGCCGGGCAAGGCGAGGCGGTCCACTGCGACGAATACGGCCGCATCAAGGTCCAGATCCCCGGCCTACACCCCGACGACCACGCGCACGCACAGGGCACCGGCACCAGCGGAACCGCACGAGACAGCGCCTGGGTGCGGTTGCTCTCCCCCTGGGCGGGTCCGAACCACGGCTTGGACATGCTGCCGCGCGCGGGCATGGAAGTGCTGATCGGCCATCTCGGCGGCGACCCTGACAAGATGATCGTTCTCGGAACCGTCCACGGTGGCACCAACAGGCCGGCCACCTTCAGCGGCGTGGGTTCGCTGCCCGGCAACAAGCACGTCACGGGGATCAAGACCCAGGAAATCGACGGCACCGGCTTCGGCCAACTGCGCTTTGACGACACGTCCGGCAAGGTCAGCAGCCAGCTCGCCAGCACGCACGCGGCCGCCGAACTGAATCTCGGCTACCTGACGCACCCACGCACGGACGGACACGCCAAGGACCGCGGCGAGGGGGCGGAACTCGCGACCCGCGCGGCCGCCGTGGTGCGGGCGCTTCAGGGCCTGATGCTGACGACCTTTGCCTTCAACGCCGGCCACCAGCTCGACCGCGACCACCTGAACAAGCTGCTCGCCGAAGGCCTGGAGCTGTTCAAGGCCCTGGGCGACTACGCCGGCCAGCATGGCGGCACCGCGCCCGACACCGCGGCACAGGACCAGCTCGCGTCGATCCTCAAGAACTGGGACCCATCCGGCGCCAACGCGGGCGCGGCGAACGACGCGCAGGCGATTCTCGCGTTTGGCGCGGCAGCGGGTTCGGTCAACCTCACACCCAAGACCCACGTGACCTACGCGGGCCAGAACATCGACCAGGTCGCGCAACAACATCTGCAGCTCACCAGCGGCGAGCGCTTCAATGCGTTCGCCGGGCAAGGCATGCATCTGTTCGCGCGCGGGCAAGGCATTCAGGCCATTGCCAACGAGGGGCCGCTGGTCTTGCAGGCGCAGGCCGACGCGCTGATGGCTACCGCGCAGAAAGACATCAAGTTTGCCGCCAATGAGCAGGTCGTCATCACCGGCAAGACGCTGCGCTTCGTCGCCGAAGACGGCAGCAGCATCACGATCGGCGACGGTGGCATCACGCTTCACACCAACGGGGCGTTCAAGGCGCTGGCCGGGGCGCACGATTGGGGCGGGCCTGCCGCCGACAGTGCGCCGCACGCGGACTTTGGGAACGCACCGACCGACCAGCGTTTTCGCGCGCACTACGGGGGCAACGCACAAGCGCCCATCACCTATGCCGCCAACCGGCCGCATGACATCCGGCTCCCCGATGGCAGCCGGATCAAAGGCAAGAGCGACGGCGGGGGCCTGACGGACATCCTCAAGGACAACGCCATGCGCATTGCCAACATCAACATGTTCAAGTTGAAACTTTGAAGGACTGAGCCATGCCGGACGACAACAAGGATTACCACGTCATCGCCAGCGCATCGGGCATCCTGCACTCCAACCGCGCAGGGGACCGCCTTGTCGAGATTCCGCGCGACCTGCCCGGCATCGTCATCTTCATCCACGGCGTGAACGATCCGGGCGCGGTGTACGAGACCGTCGAGACGGGGTTGAACCAAGGGCTCAATGAGCGGTTGTCTCGTACCGACCTGAACAAAGGGGAGTATGGCGGTCGCTACAAGGCGATCAAGACCAAGCCCAAAGACAAGCTCAGGAACTCGGATAAGGAGGTCCTGTACGACCCCGACATGTACCTCTATCGGCGCGGTGAAGTGGCTGGCGTCACCCGCAGCGGCTTCATCCCGTTCTACTGGGGCTATCGCGCAGCCAGCGACGAAATTGCGAAGGTCAACGACGCGGGCATCGTCAAAAGCACGGTGGCCGACGCGAACGGCAACCTGATGACGCGCGGCCAGTACCAGGACAAGAAAGGCAACCGGCTGGATGCGCACTTTGCGAAAGCCGGCGGGTTCTTTGCGAACGCGACCAACAACATCCCCGACATGTACGGCGCAGGCTTCCATGCGGGCCCTGACGCCCGCATCGTGTCGGAGTACAGGTTAGCCGGCAACTACACCTATCCGGGCGACGCGCCGGACCGACGATACTTCGTCCTTGCGGCACACCGGCTGGCCAACCTGATTTCGACCATCCGCGAGATCAAGCCCACCGCCGCTGCCGAGAGCCATGGCCTCAACCCCAAGCACGAGACCATCACGGTCCTCGGTCACAGTCAGGGCACGATCATTACGCTACTGGCCCAGGCCATCCTTGTGCAGCAGGGCAAGCGGTGCATCGACTGCTTCATCCTGGTCGACACGCCCTACAGCCTCTACGACACGGATGGCTGTTCGCAGACCGCGCACGCCAAGCTCAAGACGCTGGTGGATATCGTCAACGAAGTCACCAAAGCGCCCTACACCATCCCCGAGCTGGCGGAGCTGCTGGTCGGCCATGAGAAGTATGGCGGCCGCACCGGCTCCGGCTGGACACCCAAGCAGGGCAAGCGCCGGGACAAGAGCGGCAAGAACTGGATCACGTTCGACGAGCGGGACAACCGCGGCAAGGTGTATCTGTACTTCTGCCCCGAGGACACCGTGGTCGGCCTCAAGGATATGCGCGGCATCGGCACCTTCGGCGTGCCGGACACCGTGCCCGGCGATGTGACCGACAAGAACAAGAAGCCGGCCGCGATGCCCGCGATGGATGCCTTGAAGGGCAAACGCTTTTTTCAGCGGATGTGGACCCGCATGGAGCGCGATCGCAACGGCGACGGCCGGCCGGACCGGGTGCTGGTGGGCACCACGCCCGCCCACGTTCCGGTGCGCATGCAGGATGAGCGCCTGACGCCGGGTCCAGAGAGAGGCCGTTCGATGATGGGAAGCGCTGCCGCAAAAACGAAGAATGCTCTGCTGCAGGCGAACTTCGCTCGCAACGACATGCGCTTCATCAACGGTGAGGAATTGAAACCGCCGTGCGATCCCGAGCTGTATGGTGGAGAAGTCGTGCGTGGTGGCCCACGGCCAGGGCATGCCGACGTGGCGGGCGAAGTGACGCCAGATGACGTGTCGCAAAATTTGGCGCTTGGTAATCAGTACGCATCCTTTCAGTGGATCAAGGTCGCCAGTGGCTTCGGCTTTGCCGATGTCGAGAAATACAAGCGCGAATTCAATGAGAAGGTCACGGACGATATCAACAGCCAGGCGCACAACTGGCGCAGTTCGAACGATCCACGAACCAGCTACTACCTGATCGAGCGCGAGGAAACGCCCAACGAGGCCCGCGCGCGCATGGCGAGCGACCCGGCCGCCCGCGAGGAGAGCAACTATCACTCTGCGGTGCTGGCCCATACCGAGAACCACCGCTGGGTCACGGCGATGGATGTGGCAGTTGGACAGGCCCTCACCATGGACGATCCGGTGTGGCGTGACCTGCTGATTCGGATGGCGGATTGGAAGCTTGGTCCGGAGGCGGAAGATGGATTGCTGAAAAATGCGAATTACCATCGGCTAAGCCCTGAGACCCAAAAATTGCTGGCCGCATGTATTCAGTACTACCAGAACGGCATTTTTCCGAACCACAGCATCGTGCCGCTGGAGCTGCCGCCACTGGTGACCAGCGAACTGAAGCCGGCCGTGCAGAAGGAACTCGATCGGCAACAGCAAGAACGTGCAGCGGCCGAGGCTCGGCAATACCAGAACAGCGTCGACTGGAGCAAATTCTCAAACATGCGATGGTAGGAAAGAAACCGAAAATCTGGCCGTATGCGACCGCGTTCGCACTGGCGGCCCTTCTGTGGACCCTGCGCGTGATGGCGGGGTATTACGAACATTGGCAGGCGACTGGAATACAGGCACCGGATATGGGAATCAACATCAGGAACGGCATCTTGGCGGCAGCGGGCATTGCCGTCGCCCTCTACGGCGCGGGCTTCGCGTGGATGCAGCGCGGCGCGCTGCGTGCAGCGGAAAGCGGTGCAGCGCAGGCCGCCACACCGGCAGCCGCGGCCGTGACGCACAACGATGCGCGCACGGCGATGCTCGCGCAGACTGGGCAGCGCTTCGTGTTGGAAGTGCGCGGCGTGGGCGTAGTAACGGGATTGGACACCAATGTCGAAATCTGGAAAGAGATTGAGGCCAAGGCCAATAACCATGTCTCCTATCGCTCCACCGATCCGAACGATTACCCAGAGAGCCCAGATACTCAGTTGGATGACCTCAGGCTGTCTAAAGGGCTCGCGTTTAAACAGGCCGCCCGCAGAGCCGTCGAATACTGGCCGGTGCCGGTGATTGTGTGGGGACCGCCCAAGGACAGGAGGAATGTTTCCCGTGCGGCCAGCCATATCATGGGTGCCCGCCAGCAAGCGAGCTTGGGCGTGACCCTGTTCCTGTGGGAAGCCGATGCAAACACCGACGACGGTACAGCGATGGTGCAGAAGCTGTTCGACTTCTTCGACACGCATCCGGACGTGCCCTCCGCCCTGGTCTTCAGCATGGACGGTACGCTGACCCGCCAGTTGATGGGCGCGCCCGGTAGCGGCAAGCCGTCAGACCGCTACCGCATTCCCGATATGCCGGACAGCATGGCGGCAATCCTGGTGTCCCGCTCAGATCGCGTCGACCATCTGATCCGGCCCTTCGCGGTCGAACAGACCGCCAACATCAACAAGGACACCACCGAATACGACATCACCAAACTCTGGAACTTCTACTGGAAAACGACCGATGGGCGTGGGCCAGAGAGCTTTGCCGCGTACTACGAGAAGCAACAGCAGGAGGAAACCGGCAATCCATATCCGCGGATGTCCGCCGTGTCGTCGGACTGGTGGATCAAGCATCTCCCCGATCTGTGGCGCGACATCGGCAACAAGGGGCCGGGGCAGTTCACGCCTTCGCCCTACATTCCTGTGCGCTGGACTACGTGGCAGGTCAAGGCATTCGACGCCGCGCCGCTGCTCGGCTATTGGCACCGTCCAATCAATGTGAAGCTCACAGACGGCCACGGCAAGCCGCTGCGCGGCCCTGACCAGGCCGAGGCGCTGAAGGCAGGATGGGAGCAGGCCCTCGCCACGCTTCCCGAAGGCGAGAAGCCGCCGACGCGCGTGTTCTATGACACCACCGGAGACAGGCTGTGGGCGATTCCGCTGACCCAAGCCTTTGCACTGGTTGGGCCGTCCGCGCCCCAGCTCGGCGACGTGAAGGAAGGCTACGACATCGGCGCGCGCATCGGTAACACCGGGATCAGCTCACCGCTGGTGCAAGTCGGTCTCGGCCTGATCGCAAGCTACGTGCAGGGCGGCGCCAGCGCGACCGTCAACCGGCGGCCGAACGGCACTGCGACCATCACCATGGTCAGCCCTCCCGACGCGGCGACCAAGGCAGCATGGGTGCAGCAGCGCGGCAAGAACGATCCTTTCGGCGGCGTCCAGCCCTTGGATTGAGGAACAGGAGATCAGCGATGCGCGGTGTGATTCGAGTAGGTGACCAAACCAGCCACGGTGGCCAGGTTCTGACGGGCGCGGAACATTCTCGCGTGATGGGCCAGCCCGTGGCCCGCGTCGGGGATAAGTGTTCCTGCCCGATGCCAGGGCATCGGGATTGCAAGATCGTGGAGGGTGACCCCAACGTGAGGATTGAAGGCCGCATGGTCGCTTTCCACGGGCACAAGGTGTCGTGCGGAGCGACGCTGATTTCGAGCGCGCCGAATTCAGGGCGGTCTTGACGCTCGCTTGCTGCACTGGCATTTGGGCATCCTCCCGGATGCCCAACGAACTATGAAGGGGTGGTATCGGAGACACCAGCGGCCAGCGCATACGGCTCGAACCGCACCACCTCCTCGCCGATCCAGTCATTGATTGCCAACAGGCGGTTCTGGAGCGGCTTCACCTCGTTGAGCGCGAATACCTTCGCGGCCTTCTCCACGTCGCCGAATCCGCCGGTGTTGTTCGGGACAATGCCCATGAGCTGCGGTGGCACCCGGTGCGCGGCAAGCTGATCGTCGCGCGTGATGTTCTTGATATGCCAGAACTCGTCTTTCGCCGCCACCTCGGACACGGGCAGTAGCTGGATCCCGTCCTTCTTGCCGTTGGGCGCGTACATGAACAGGTTGCGGAAGTTGCCCGGCCCCTTCGCCCCCTTCATCGCCTCGCGCAGCGAGTCGACATCCTCCTGCTTCTGCGCGGCGTCCGTCATGTAGAGGATGAAGCCCGCGTGTGAGCCGTTCTTGTAGTACCGGCGCCGGAACAGCGTAGCCGATTCGTTCAACCACGTGGCGTTCAGCGCGGACAGGTATTCCGGCAGGCCGTACACCTCCTGGTTTATGTCCGGTTCCTGAAGGTGGAAGACCGAGCCGGTAGCGAAGGTGTACGGCTGCTGCCAGTTCTGCACGAAAAAATAGGTGCTCAGGTCGAGCCCCCGCCGCACGTACTTGGCCAGGGGCGCATCCAACCGCATGGGGCTTCCCAGCACGCTGTCGCGACGCTCCAGGTAGCCGTTCCCGAACACCTGCCAGTCGAGCACCAGGCGCTCGAACGTCGCGCGCGAGAGCAGCGGGTGCGGGATGAACGTGCTGACGAGGACATTCCGCTTCACGTATACGGCCGAGCTGTGGTGTGCGGCAGCGCGGAACGAGCGCGCCAAGCCATCCCACGGCAGAGGCGGTTCGTACCATTGGCCCATGCGCATGCACTCCACGTAATCCAGCAGTTCACGCCGGTCCAGGACCTCGATCGGATCGCCGAACGAGAAGACCTCAGCTTGCGCAGCCCGGTCGGTGTGGCGCTCGGTCGGCGACTCCGCGTTGGCGGCGCGCAGGTGGGCGGATGCCGCGCGCGCGGCGCGGCGGGTCTTGTTGCGGCTCATGACAGCTCCATGATGCTGGTGTTGGTGGTGGTGACGCCTTCGAGGGGTTCGTGCGAAAGCGCATGCATGCAGGCCCACGCCAGGTCGGCGTGGCTGGTTTCCTCCGAGCGGCCAGCCTGATAGGTGACGCGGCCGCCGGCGGCGGTGACGGTTTTCTTGATCGACATGAACGACGCGGCGAAATCGGTCCAGCCGGCGTCGAACTCCAAGCGGCCCTTGCTGATAACGTCGTATGCCTTGAGCACCAGGCCGGTTTTCACGTCCACGGAATAGGTGAAGCCTTCGGCGTCCGGGCGGAACTTCTGCACCAGGCGAAACACCGCATCGCCGATGCCGGTCCGGTCGATGCCGACATAGGCCACGTTGTACCGCTCGCACACGCGGCGGATGGCGCCGGCCTGTTCCTCGTAGTCGATGCCGCGGAACTGGTGTTTCTCCAGCACGCGAAACTTGCCGCCCGGCACCAGTGGGGGCGCCACCACCACCAGCGCGGCGCTGTCGCCGCCGCCACCGTTGGGGTCATAGCCGACCCATACCGGCCGATTGCCGAACGGCCGCGGTGCGAACGGTCGGAAGTCCTCCCACACCTCCCAGCTGTCCACCATCCCGCGCATGAGCATCGAGAGCGGAAACACGGACGCGTTGTCGTCAATGAACGCGCACATGAGCAGGTTGGCGAAATCGAGTTCGCTGTACTCCAGCCGCAGTTGGTCGATGTCGAACAGGTTGCAGCCACCGCGTAGCGCATCCTCCACCGTCACGATCTGGCGCCACTGGCCGTCCGCACAGCGCAGACCATTGCGCAGCGCGGCGTGGCTCACGTCGATCTTGACCTGCCTGTCTTTGGCCTTGCCGCGATTGAACAGCGCGCCGGACCAGAACGGGTAGGCCTCATGCGACAGGCTGGATGGCGTGGAAAAATACGTCTGCCGCCACTGCTTGTGGATCGCCATTCCGGACGCCACCTTGCGCAGCTCCTGGAAGCGCGGCACCCAGAAAAATTCATCGAAGTACAGGTTGCCGTGGTAGCTCTGCGCCGTGCGGGCATTGGTGCCCAGGAAGTACAGCGTGGCGCCGTTGGGCAGCATCATTGGATCGCCCTTCAGCTCGACGTCGGCCGCGTCCTTGGCGAACTGGACGATGTACTGCTTGAAGACGTGCGCCTGTGCCTTGCTGGCCGATAGAAAAATCTGGTTGCGGCCTGTGGTCAGCGCGTCGATGAACGCTTCGCGCGCGAAGTACCACGTCGCACCGATCTGCCGACTCTTGAGCAGGTTGCGGATCCGCTCGACCTGCCCCGCCTCGTACCAGACGCGCTGGTAGTCGAACATCGAGTCGTGGAAGGCCTCCAGGAGCTGCGCCTGTTCCTCGGGGCTGATCGCGTTGCGTTCGGGCTTGTTGCGTGGCCCCTTGTTGCGGTTCGCCACCTTCGGGTTCAGGTCGGTCTCGTTGCCGCTCGCCTCGTACCGGCGCACGCGCGCCAGGCGCTCCATCTGTCGGCCGAGCAGGTCGATTTCTTTGTAGTCCCTGCCCTCTTTCACTTCCTTGGCGACGAGCTGCGCCATGCGCTCTTCGATGCTGGACGCCACACGCTCCACTGCATCGGTCGCATCCCACCCATCGCGGCGCTTCCAGCTGTGCACCGTCACGGGCTTCACGCCCAGCATTTCGGCGATGCGCGCGACGCGGTAGCCCTGCCAGTACAGCGTGCGCGCGATGCGGCGCGGGTCCTTTTCGGGGTCGATCGAGAGCGAGGTGAGAGGCGGGAGCGTAGTCATGCCGCAACGCTACCGGCCACGCGCGCGCGTGCCACGCGCGGCCTGTTGTGGCGCGGGTTTTCACAACATCAATGCGTTGTCCGCGCGACGCCGCACGCAGAAGATGGCAGCACTACACCGAACCACTGACCACAGAGGAAACCATGGCCAAGGGCACCAAGTTTTTCCGCATCGCGACCGAAGGCGCAACGAGCGATGGCCGCGTGATCGACCGCGAAACGCTGGTCGAGATGGCCGACAACTACGACCCCCAGCTCTACGCCGCGCGTATCAACCTGGAGCACATCCGCGGCTACGACCCGGCCGGCCCCTTCAAGGCGTACGGCGACGTGACCGCGCTGAAGGCCGAAGAGCAGGACGGCAAGATGCGCCTGCTCGCGCAGATCGACCCGACCGCCGATCTGGTCGCCATGAACAAGGCACGGCAAAAGATTTTTCTTCGATGGAGATCCAGCCGAGCTTTGCCGATACCGGCGAAGCCTATCTGGTCGGCCTGGCAGTGACCGACAACCCCGCGAGCCTCGGGTGCGAGGTTCTGCAATTCAGCGCCAAGGCCAAAACCAACCCGCTCGCCGCGCGAAAGCAGCACCCCGACAACCTGTTCACCGAGGCCGTGGAGGTGTGCTTCGACTTCTCGCCCGAGGCACCGAACGTGCCCGCCGGCTTTGCGGACAGCATCAAGCGCCTGTTCTCCAAGCAACGCCGATCGGACGCCGACACCGACGCTCGCTTCACCGATATGCAAGAGGCCGTGCAGACGGTCGCGCAGCAGGTGCAGACCACCGGCCAGCAGTTCAGCACGGCGCTCAAGGCCGTCACCGACCAGCTCACCGCCCTGAACAACCAAGCCGCGGAGCGCGACAAGCAGTTCAACGCCCTGAAGGCCCAGTTGGAACAAACCGACGCCTACGCCGCGCGCCCGCCGGCCACCGGCGGCGACGGCACCACCGCGCCCATCACGACCGACTGCTGATCAGGCCACCGGCCCGCAGCACAGCACCTAGACCACAAATCGGAGTCACCACATGCGTAACGAAACCCGCCGCCTCTTCGCGGCCTACAAGAATGAGATCGCCAAGTTGAACGGTATCGATCGCGTCGATGAGAAATTCAGCGTCTCGCCGACCGTCCAGCAGAAGCTGGAGACCAAGGTGCAGGAGTCGAGCGAGTTCCTGTCCCGCATCAACTTCTACGGAGTGACCGAGCAGGAAGGCGAGCGGATCGGCCTGGGCGTGTCCGGCCCGGTGGCGAGCACCACGGACACCACCCAGCAGGACCGTCAGACGGCCGACATTGCCACGCTGGACGGCCGCGGCTACCGGTGCGAACAGACCAACTCCGACACGCACATCACGTACCAACGTCTGGATGCGTGGGCGAAGTTCCCCGACTTCCAGACCCGCATCCGCGACGCCATCATCAAGCGCCAGGCGCTGGACCGCATCATGATCGGCTTCAACGGTGTGAGCCGTGCCGCCACGTCCAACCGGGCGGCCAATCCCATGCTTCAGGACGTCAACAAGGGATGGCTGCAACACGTGCGCGAGCAAGCTCCGCAACGGGTGATGAAGGACGGCAAGGCGGCCGGAAAAGTCACGATCTCTTCCCAAAAGAAGGATCGAGACTTCGAGAACCTGGACGCCCTGGTCTTCGACATCGTCAATAACCTGATCGAGCCGTGGTACGCGGAAGACCCCGACCTTGTGGTCGTCTGCGGGCGGGAACTGCTGGCCGACAAGTATTTCCCGCTGGTCAACAGGACCCAACCCCCGTCGGAGATGCAGGCAGCCGACGTCATCATTAGTCAGAAACGCATTGGCAATCTGCCCGCCGTCCGCGTGCCCTACTTCCCGGCCAAAGGGTTGCTGGTAACGCGCCTGGACAACCTGTCCATCTACTACCAGGAGGGGGCCCGCCGCCGCACCATCGTGGACAACGCGAAGCGCGATCGCATCGAGAACTACGAGTCGAGTAACGATGCGTATGTGATCGAAGACCTGGGTTGCGTCGCGCTGGCCGAGAACATTGTGCTCGACCTCACGACCGAAGAGGCTGCGCAATGACGAGCCCGGCCCGCAACCACTTCCTGCGCGTGACGGCCGCGATGGCAGCCAAAGCGGCGCAGGCCGGCAACCCGCTGCGCTACGCCACCGGCCACGAGCTGATGCTGGCGCAGCTGGCCGAGCACAAGCGGCAGCTCAAACAGGTCCAGTCCGTCGAGCGCAAGGCCGAGCTGAAGCGCAAGTTGCTGCCCGAGTACGCGGCCTGGATCCGGGGCGTTCTAGAAGCCGACACGGGCGCCCAGGACGAAGTCTTCATGACGGTGATGGTGTGGCTGATTGACGCCGGCAACTTCGCCGACGCCTTGCCGCTGGCCGCCTACGCGATCCGGCACCAGATGGCGATGCCCGACCAGTACCAGCGCACCACGGCCTGCCTGATCGCCGAGGAGTTCGCCAGCATGGCCCTGAAGGCGATCGAGGCCGGCGATCCGGTGGACGTGACCACGCTACGCGAGGTGGCCGAGCTGGTGGCGGCCGAGGACATGCCGGACGAGGTGCGCGCCAAGCTGCACAAGGCATTGGGCTACGGCGTCTATGCACTGGCGGAATCGGTGCAGACGGACCGGGCCGACGCGCTGCGCCGGGATGCCCTTGCGCAGCTGCGGCGCGCGCTGGAGCTGCACGACAAGTCGGGCGTGAAGAAAGACATCGAGCGCATCGAGCGCGACATCAAGAACACAGCGAAGGCCAGCGCCCAGGAGGGCGACGGCCGCCGCTGATACCGAGCGTGACCCCGCGCAACGAGGCGGCACGGGGCGACCTTCCGGCGTGCCGCGAATCGTCGCCCCGTCCACCGCCTCCCAGCTCATCAACACCATGTCCTCCTTCATCGCAGCAGCACCCGTCCCGACGCCGGCGCAACCCGGCGGCCAGCCGATCGCCAATGACGGCTTTTTCCCGGACATCGACGTCGACCAGGCGCGCGCCGCAATGCGCCTGGACGGCACCGTCACGCCCGAGCGGCTGCGCGCCGCGCTGGTCGATGCCGCGCTGTCCGTCAACGACGAGCTGGCCGCCTGGCGGGCCCGGCAGTTGGCCGCCGGCTTCGCGGAGCTGGGCGCGATGCCTGCGCAGCGGATCGACGGCCTGAGCCGCCACGTGCACCGCTACCTGCGCGCGGTGCATTGCACGGCGGCCGCCTGGCTGATCGAGCGGTACCGGTCGTTCGACGCCACCGCGGCTGGCGATCGCAAGGCCGAGGCGGAGAACACGTCGGTGGACGATCTGCGCCGCGACGCGCGCTGGGCAATCAGCGACATCGCCGGCGCGCCGCGCACCACCGTGGAGCTGATCTGATGCGCGTACGGGCCATCCAGGGCGACACCATCGACGCCATCTGCCAGCGGGTGTACGGCCGCACGGCGAGCGTGACGGAAGCCGTGCTGGCCGCCAATCCCGGCATCGCCGACCTGGGTCCCATCCTGCCGCACGGGACCGAGCTGGTGTTGCCTGACATCTCCCCGCAGCAACAGGCCGTGCAGACGGTGCAACTGTGGGACTGACCCCAAGGAACCCTTATGGCTGAACCCATCGCAACCGGCACGTCCGCCGCCGCTGTCGCCGTTACCGGTGTGGGCGCGATTTCGCTGCTGCCCGGCGTGGACCCGGGGACCGTGCTCGGCGCGTTTGCCGGCGCGGCGGTCTTCGCGCTCAACTCGGGCGAGCTGACGGTCGCAAAGAAACTGTCCTTCCTCGTGCTGTCGATCGTGGCGGGCGTCCTGTCGGCGCCGCTGGCCGCCACCCTGATCGCCCGGACGCTGCCCGCCAACACCGAAGTCAGCGAGGCCGTGGGCGCGCTGGTGGCCTCCACGGTCGTGGTGCGCCTGCTGCTGGCGCTGATCCGTGCGGCCGACAACAGCGACAAGCTGCTGACCGCCCTGAAGGGCAACAACCGTGGAGGTAACCAACCGTGAATGCCCTGTTCATCGTGCAGGCGGCGCTGTGCGCGCTGATCGCGCTGCGCCTGCTGCTGTTCAAGCGTGACGGCGCGGCCCACCGCCCGTGGGCGGCGCGGCTGGCCTACGTCCTGATCGTGCTGGCCGGCGCCGTGCCCATCGGCGTGCTGTTCGGCCGCTACGACTGGGCGCTGCTGGCACAGAACGGCATCACCGCCGTCCTGTGCCTGGCGGTGTTCTCCGTGCGCGGCAACGTGGTGGAGCTGTTCCGCATCGGCGGCGGCGCCGACACGTCCTGGCTGGTGCGCCTACTGCGGGGGGCCGCATGACGATCCTGAGACCTGGCGACATCGGTGCAGAGGTGCGCGAGCTGCAACGCCTGTTGGCCGGCCGTGGCTTCACCGCCCCGGACACGGGTGCATACGATGCGCCGACCACTGGGGCCGTGCGCGCCGCGCAAGCCCGGTTCGGCCTGGTGGTGGATGGCATCGCCGGCCCGAAGACGGTGCAGGCACTGCGCACCGGCGACCGGCAGCCCGGGCACCTGACTGCAGCGGATCTGCGACGCGCGGCGGATGCGCTGGGCGTGTCGGTAGCGGCCGTGCGCACGGTCAACGAGGTTGAGAGCCGGGGGAGCGGGTTCCTGCCGGACGGGCGGCCCGTGATCCTGTTTGAACGGCATGTCATGTATCGCCAGCTCAAGGCCGCTGACAAGAACGCGGACGCGCTCGCAGCCCAGTATCCGAACATCGTGAACCCGCAGCGCGGCGGCTACGTGGGCAAGGCTGGAGAGCACACGCGGCTGGCCCAGGCCATCGCCATCGACCGCAGCTGTGCCCTCGCGTCGGCAAGCTGGGGCCTGTTCCAGATCATGGGCTATCAGTCCGAGCGGATCGGCTACCCGAGCGTGGAGGCCTTCGTGCAGGCCATGCAGAGCGACGAGGGCGCCCAGCTCGACGCCTTCGTGCGGTTCGTGTCCGCCGATCCGGCATTGCATCAGGCGCTCGCTGGCGGGAAGTGGTCTACCTTCGCAGCGCTCTTCAACGGGCCGGCCTACAAGGACAACCTGTACGACGTGAAGCTGGCGCGTACCTTCGCCCGTTACCAGGCCGAAGAGAAGGAGGCCGCATGACCCGCGTACTTGCTGCCCTGGGCGTGCTGGCCGCCGTCGCCGCCCTGGGCGTGTGGCTGGCGCACAGCTACGACGCGGCCGTCGACCGCGCCAACACGGCCGAGAAAACCGCCTCCGACCTGCGCGGACAGCTCAAGGGCGCCCAGGCCAGCACCGTGACCGTCACGCAGTACGTGGACCGCGTGCAAACCATCCGCCTCAAGGGCGACACCATCATCAAGGAGACTCCGCGCTATGTCCCTTTTCAGGCTGATGCTGCCTGCGTTGTTCCTCGCGGCTTTGTGCGGCTGCACGACGCCGCCGCCGCCGACACAGTGCCAGATCCAGGTACCGGCGATGCTGATGCGGCCCCCTCGGGCGTTGCGCTCTCTTCCGTCGCCGCCGCCGTCGTTGACAACTACACCGACAGCCACGCCAACAGCGAGCAATTGACGGAGCTGCAGCAGCTGTTGCGCGACCAGGGCATGACGATCATCGGGGAGGACGCCGCGCCATGATGAAGCTCACCAGCCTGCGCGACGCGCTCACGGCCGGCGTGCCACACCTGGCCGCCAATCCCGACGCGCTGCATGTGTTCGTGGACGAGGGGCGCGTGGTCGGCACCGGCGCCCGCTCGCTCTCGTTCGAGTACCAGTACACGTTGACGCTGATCGTGACCGACTACCCCGACAGCTCGGACACGATCGTCGTGCCCGTCCTGGCCTGGCTGCGGACGAACCAGCCCGATCTGTTCGCCAACGACGAGCGGCGCCGCGACGGGTTCCGCTTCGAGGCTGAACCCCTCAATCACTGCACGGTTGACCTGTCGATCAAGCTGCAATTGACCGAGCGCGTGACCGTGAAACCGGCCGGCGGCGGCTACCAGGTCGAGCACCACCCCGAGCCGATCAACGATGCCGACGACCCGGCGAGCTGGAGGCCGAATTGAGCGAGTCCCGCGAACTGGAAGCCTGGCTGGTTGGGATGCTGGCCAAGCTCGATGCGCCGGCCCGCCGGACACTGGCGCGGGCCGTGGCAGTCGAGCTGCGCCGGCGCCAAGCCGCCCGCATTGCGGAACAGCGGAACCCGGACGGGAGCCCCTACGTGCCGCGCAAGCCGCAGCTGCGGCACCGGGCGGGGCGCATCCGCCGCGCCATGTTCACGCGCCTGCGGCTAGCGCGCTACATGAAGGCTGAGGCGGATGCGAATACGGCGGCCGTCACCTTCGCGGGCAATGCGCTGCGCATTGCCACGGTCCACCAGTTCGGCCTGCGGGATCGAGTCAACAAGACCGGCCTGACCGCCCAATATCCGGCGCGGCAAGTGCTGGGGCTGGACGATGGGGATGTCTATAGCATCGCCGACCTCGTGCTGCAGTACCTATCGAACTATTGAGCAGGCATTCTTGCTATTGATTTGGCGCAGCGGTCAGTGTTTCGCAGGCAAGGACAAGCTGCCGGGCATACGAAAATGCGGCCTCACGGACAGACTTTTCTGTGAAGTGGAAAAGCCAAAAAAGGAGCATCACGAAAACTGTAGCCAATGTCGTGAGCTCCCCACCACTGAAAAACGACTCGACGTCCGGCGCGCTTTGCAAGCGAGTCACCCATACCCCAATGCCATGTCGAACGACGACCCAAATGATGCAACAGAAACAGATGGCAAGACCGATTGGTTTCAGTCCGAAGCCGTTGCGACGGAAGCCATATGAGATGTTGTCTTTGAAGAGCAGGTCGAATTTCCTCGTGTCACGCGTCGCCTCGCGCAACAAGTTCCCGGCGGACGTGTAGACGGCGTCTGCCGCTTTCGGGTCTGCAGCCTCCTCCGCTGCAGTAGGAAAGCGCAGATTCAGCCTTGTCGCGAGTATGCCGTGATAGCGTGCGGTCGAGACAGGATCGAAGGTGTCATCAGAGTGGCGGAGAACTTGGGTACTAGGTCTTCCCCCCCACTTCTTCCGCAGCACTTGTTCCTTTGCCTTACCGAAACGCCGGGCGAACTCAGAAAGCAGAAACAGCATGCCGCACGCGACCAACGCGGAAACCACTGTGCTCAACGGCCTGATTTTTCCACCGTACAGTGAGATTACAAGTACGACAAGCGGAACCAGCGCCAGAAGAGCAGGTTGCAGCCGGGCTTGGCGATCATACGGGTTCGAGAACTGACTGAGCGCCCTCGTTAGTGCCGAGAGAGAACTGTGGTCCTCGCTCATCCTTCCACCTCATCATAGAAGGGCACGTACGATATCGGACCCCAACCTTCTCGGGCTGGCATATTGTGACGGTGGCAAACCGTTTGACCCTTGGTCTGTCCGACTGCAAAGCCGCGACGTATGAAGGCGTTGGTAACGACCCGCTTGGGATGCTTAGGTGCCTTCTCGGCGGCCGAGACGAACGCACACCGCGTGGGTACAGCGTTCTGGTCGACCAACGGCTGACCAAGTACCATGTTTAAAGTCTCAGTGGAGACGTTGTGGCGCCCGCCGTGGTGCGGAATCTGAACGAAGGTGACTTTCTGAGGCAAATCAATGCCTATACTCGCGGCATATTCGGCGCACGCACGCAACGACTCAATGCCGGCATCGCCCGTAAAAAGGTAACCGGCGGCTTCAGTCTGTGCAAATAGAATCGTGCTACTTTCATTTTCGGCCGACGTGGTAACGGTTTCCGGCAAGTATTCCTTGTGCCACACGTCTGCAACGTAGCTCGCCGCTGCTTTGAACATGTCGGTAGCGTACTCAACCACGCTCGCCGCCTTCTTGAGTTCCGGCGACTTCTCAAACGCGGGGATGAGGTCGTTAACATATCGGTCCTTGGTCGGTGACAAGACGATGAACACTCCGATCTTGCTACCCGCAAACGGCTCAAGTATCGGAATTTCACGCTCCTCGGCGGCCTTCTCAAGATTGTGCGCGGCAGACATCTTCTGCTTGAGACGCTCGGCAAGACTTGCATCTGTCATGCGGCCGTCATCGAAGTATTCGCGAATCTGCGCGCTGTAATTCCAAGGCCGGTGCATCCAAAGCTCGCCAACCTGCAAATTCTCCAGAACATACAAGAGACCGCCAGCATGGTCATTGTCAGGATGCGAATTGACAACGTAGTCCACGCGGTCAGTGTTGAAATATTTCTTGACGTGATTGACGAGAGCCTCGCCGTAGTCCGACGTTCCGCCATCGTAAACCATCACTTTGTATTGGTCGCCTTCCTTCCATCGAATGGCGATTGCGTCGCCACTGCGCTCGCCCTCCCCAACAGGCATAAAGTCAATCTCGATACCGTCCACCATGGCCGCCCCCAGAGTTATGACCCATCATAACGGCACGCCTTGCTGTGCGCGCCTTGCCAATTTTTGAGAAATATGAAAACCATAATTCCTGGTTTTCACAAGGAAATCGCTGTTTCGACTTTTCCGCCTCGCAGTCAATCTAGCGCTCACCTAGATAATTCGGCATCCCACAAAAGTCCTATTTAATGGATTTCACTGTTTTAACGAACGTCCATGACCGACCATCGCTCGTCAATCGTTTGCGCCAATGTTTGCGATGGATTTGAGATAGCTGGCGTGCACTTCCAAAGGAAGGCGGCGCAATAAATTGCATAATCCCGTCATTTCTATTTAATTGACTTTGGTTAGCTGGTGCGGGTACTTGTTGTATAGCAGGCCGCCACAACAGCTACCGCGTGACCCCCACGCGCGCGCCCGGCACTCTGCGGTCATGAATACCGCAGACCTCGCCCGCCTTCTCGAAAACCTCCTCCGCCTCGGCACAGTGGCCGAAGTGCGCCACAGCACCCCGCCCGCCGTGCGCGTGCAGACCGGGGGCATTACCACCACCTGGTGCCCCTGGGCCGAGCGCCGCGCCGGCCAGACCCGCACCTGGAACCCGCCGACCGTGGGCGAACAGGTGCTGTTGTTCTGCCCGAGTGGCGACCCTTCCAACGCCGTCATCCTGTGCGGCATCCCGACCGCCGACAACGACGTCCCGAGCAACGACCCCAATCGGACCGTCACGCTGTACCCGGACGGTGCGCTGACCAGCTACGACCACGCCGCCGGCCTGCTGACCGTGCAGGGCGTTAAAACGGTGTTCCTGGAGGCCGCCGCGAACGTACTGGTGAAGGCCCCGGCCACCACCTTCGACGGCGATGTGACGGTCAAGGGCCGCTTCTCGTTCGAGAACGGCATGGCCGGCCAGGGTGGAGCGCATGGCAACAAAATCAGCGGTGACCTGACGCACGCGGATGGCAAGTTGTCGTCCAACGGCGTCGTGCTGCATGACCACGACCACGGCAGCGTGCAGCGCGGCGGCGACTGGACGGAGGGCACGCGGTGACCGGCATGAACAGCAGCACCGGCCGCGCGCTGGCTGACCTGCCGCACCTGGCGCAGTCCATGGGCGACATCCTCACCACGCCGATTGGATCGCGCGTGATGCGGCGCGACTACGGCAGCCAAGTCCCCGACCTGATCGACCAGCCGCTGAACCCGGCAACCCGCCTGCGCACCATGTCCGCCGCCGTGTCGGCGCTGGCGCGCTGGGAACCGCGCATCCGCATTGCATCGGTGCGTTTCTGGATCGACGCGGACGGCAAGCCTGTGATCGACATCGAGGCCGACCGCGTGGACGGCCCGCGCCGTGAATCCCTCGGCACGCTGTCCGTGCCCCTTCGGAGCTGACCATGGCGACCATCGACCTGTCGCAGCTGCCAGCGCCGTCCGTTGTCGAAACGCTTGAATACGAGGCCATCCTGGACGAGCGCAAGGCCGCCTTCGTGTCCCTGTACCCGACCGACCAGCAGGACGCGGTACGGGCCACGCTTGCCCTGGAATCCGAGCCGGTCACCAAGCTTTTGCAGGAAAACGCCTACCGCGAGCTGGTGTGGCGCCAGCGCGTGAACGACGCGGCGCGCGCGGTGATGCTGGCCTTCGCCGAGGGTGAGGACCTGGAGCAACTGGCGGCCAACTTCGACGTGCAGCGCCTGACCATCACGCCGGCCGACGACAGCACCGTACCGCCGACACCTGCGGTAATGGAGGGCGACGACTCCCTGCGCGAGCGCGCGCAAGAAGCGTTCGAAGGGCTGTCCGTGGCCGGCCCGGCCAAGGCCTACGAGTTCTTCGCGCGCTCGGCTGACGGCCGGGTGGCGGATGCGCGCGCGTTCAGTCCGGCCGGCGCCGAGGTGGTGGTCTCGGTGCTGTCGCACCTGGGCGATGGCACGGCCGACGAGAGCCTGCTGGCGGCCGTGCGCGCCGCGTTGAGCGATGACGACACCCGGCCGCTCGCCGACCGCCTGACCGTGCAGTCGGCCCGGATCGTGCCCTACCGCATCCGCGCCACGCTGTACCTGGCGCCGGGGCCGGCGGCCGAGCCGATCCTGGCCGCGGCCGGCAAGCGTGCCGACGCCTACCGCACCACGCGCCGGCGCATCGGCCGCGACATCAACCGCTCGGCCATCACGGCCGCGCTGCACGTCGAAGGCGTGGAGAAGGTGGTGCTGATCGAGCCCGCCGAGGACATCGCGCTCGATCTGACACAGGCGGGGTATTGCACTGCCGTGGAGATCGGCAACGGGGGCACCAGTGAGTAGCGCGCCGCTGCTGCCGCCCAATGCGACGCCGCTGGAGCGCCGCGCCGCGCAGACCGGCGCGCGCATCGAGCGCGTGCCGGTGCCGCTGCGCGACCTGTGGAATCCGGCCACCTGTCCGGCCGAGCTGCTGCCCTTCCTGGCCTGGTCGTTCTCCGTGGACCGCTGGAACCCGGCCTGGCCGATCGCCACCAAGCGCGCCGTGACGGCTGCCTCCTACTTCGTGCACCGCAAGAAAGGCACGATCGGCGCGCTGCGCCGCGCGGTGGAGCCGCTGGGCTTCCTGATCCGCGTGATCGAGTGGTGGCAGACCAACCCGCCCGGCCCGCGCGGGTCGTTCAGGCTGGAGGTCGGCGTCCGGCAGACCGGCATTGATGAGGCCATGTACGCCGAGCTGGAACGGCTCATCGATGACGCGAAACCCTGTTCCCGGCCGATGCTGGGCCTCCAGATCAGCCTGGAGACACACGGCACGCAAGCCACCAGCGCCGCCGCCTACCTGGGCGACGTGCTGACCGTCTACCCCTACGCCCCGCCCGACATCGTCGTGAGCGGCACCGCGCCGACTGCTGGCGCTTCTCACGACATCGACACCCTGACCGTTTCACAGTAGACCCATGCCCCAGACCTTCTTTATCGTTCCGACCGCCGCCGGCGACGCCAAGGACGCAAACGCCAAGGCGCTCGGCCAGGCACGCAGATACACGCACATCGCCGTGGGCGACGGTGGGGGCGCGTTGCCCACGCCAGACCGGGCCCGCACGGCCCTGGTCAACGAGCGCTACCGTGCCCAGATCAATGCGATCTGGCAGGACCAGACCAACCCCGGCCAGTTCGTGGCCGAGCTGGTGATCCCCGAGAGCGTGGGCGGCTGGTGGATTCGTGAGTTGGGTCTCATCGATGCGGACGGCACGCTGGCCTACTACGGCAATTGCCCCGAGACCTACAAGCCCCAGATGGCCGAAGGCTCGGGCCGAACGCAATCCATTCGCATGGTCGTGCTGTCGGCCACGGGCGCGGCTGTCGAGCTGAAGATCGATCCCGCGATCGTGCTGGCGACGCGGCAGTACGTGGATGACAAGGTTGCCGCCGAGCTGAACAAGCTGGACGGCAAACAGTCCGTGCGGGTTGCCACCACCGCGGCGATTGGGAAATACGGCCTGCAGACGATCGACGGCGTTGCGCTGGCGGCCGGCGACCGGGTGCTGGTGAAGGACCAGGCCGCCGCACCGGCGGAAAACGGCATCTACGTTGCGGCGGCCGGCATCTGGACCCGCGCGGCCGACGCCGACCAGGCGCTGGAGGTGACCCCCGGCATGCTGGTGCCGGTGGAGGAAGGCGCAGCCAATGGCGACTCCCTGTGGCAGCTCGCCACCAACGGCCCCATCACGATCGGCACCACGGGGCTCGCGTTCGAGCTGGTGGGCGGCAAAACGGGCGTGACGGCCGGCACGTACCGCAGCGTCACCGTCAACACGCGCGGCCAGGTCACCGGCGGCACGAACCCGACGACGCTTGCGGGCTACGGCATCACCGATGCCATCACGGCCGCACAGGGGCTGGCCGCCGGCATCGGCGCCGACCTGGCGACCACCAACAAGGCCGTGGGCGATCTGAATGCGCTGGTAACGCCCGGCGAGTACTACTACACCAGCGACAACACCAATGCGCCCAGCGGACACGGCGTGCTCAAGGTGTGGCGCGAGTCCGCGACGATGGTGTTCCAGCTGGTGCACTCATCGGATAACGAGGTGTTCACGCGCTACCGCGCCAGCAGCGGCACGTGGACCGCCTGGCGCCAGTTGGTGGGCCAGGCTGGGCTCATCACGTATTTCGCGCGCTCGACCGCGCCCAACGGGTGGCTCAAGGCGAACGGCGCGGCGGTCAGCCGCACGACCTATACGGCCCTGTTCACCGAGATCGGGACCACGTTTGGTGCGGGTGATGGCGCCAACACGTTCAATCTGCCCGACCTGCGCGGCGAGTTCCTGCGTGGCTGGGATGACGGCCGCGGCGTGGATAGCGGCCGGGGCTTCGGCACGTGGCAATCCGGCTCGCCTGTCGTGCATGACGACGTGGGCGGCACTGCAAGCTTCAACATCGCGGCGCTTGGCGACGGCACCAACGTGGCCTGGTCGAGCATCGCCGATCCGTGGGTCGGAGCCTTCCCGCTCACGATGTATGACGCCTCGGCCGCGAGCTTCGTTGACGCCAACAACAAGGGCTTCATCAACATGAGCCGCCCGCGCAACGTCGCGTTCCTCCCCTGCATCAAATACTGACCTGACGCCATGACCGACACCGTCTACCACTACCATCCGACCACCGGCGAATACGCGGGCAGCTCGCCGGCGGACCACTCGCCGCTCGAATCGGGCGTCGTGCTCATTCCAGCGCATGCCACGACCCAGGCGCCGCCCGCCGCCAGCGCGCGCGAGGTGGCCGTGTTCAGCGACCGCAGCTGGAGCATCGAGGCCGATTGGCGCGGCGTCGCCTTGTTCTCCAAGGCTGACGGCTCCGCCATCACCATCGCCGACATCGGCACCACACCGGCGAACGTGAACGCCACCGAAACCGCACGGCCCAGCCCTGCGCACGTCTGGACAGCCGGGAAGTGGATCGAGGACGCCCAGCGGAAGGCCGCGCTGCTGGTGGCCCTGAAACAGCGCCTGTGCGACCAGCTCGACGCCGCAGCCGACGCGGTACGCCTAGCCGTGGTCGGCGATCCGCTGCGCGTGGTGGAGTACCAGCGCGCCGCCGAAGAAGCTCAGGCCTACCAGGCCGCCGGCTACGCGGGCGACGTGCCGCTGTCCGTCAAGAGCGCGGCCGATGCCAAGGGCGAGAGCGCCCGCCAGGCCGCCGACGACATCCTGGCGATGCACGCGGCGTGGAATGCCGCCCTGTACGACATCCGCGCCCGTCGCCTCGCTGGCAAGGAGGAGATCCGCAGCGGCGCTGCGGAGGAAGCCGCCCGCGCGGCAGCCGACCGGGCGATTGCCGGTGTACGCGGCGTGCTGACCGCCATGAGCGGGGCGCTGGCATGAGCCGCATTCAGCTTCTGTTCACCGCCACCAATGGCGCCCTGAGCTGGGCGATCCGGGCGTGCACCTGGTCGACATGGAGCCATGTTGGGCTGGTGGCCGGCGACCAGGTCATCGAATCGATGCCCGGGCACGGCGTGCGCCGCGTGCCGCTGGCCGGGGCCATCCAATGCGCGGACCGACACGAGCTGGTGACGATCCCCGCGCGCGACCCGGCGCGCATCATCGCGGCGGCGGCCGGCCAGATCGGCAAGCCCTACGACTACGAGGCCATCGTCGGCCTGAGCCTGCACCGCGACTGGCAGCAGGCCGATGCGTGGTTCTGTAGCGAGCTGGCGGCCTGGGCGTTCCACGCGGCCGGCGAACCGCTGTTCCGCGTGGACTGTGTGCGGCGCGTGACGCCGCAGCATCTGTGGATGCTCGCCCCATGTGACACACGCAGTGCGCAGGGTACGAGGGGTGGCTAGAATCGTTCCATCGCAACCGAAGGGAGGGGCTATGGCTGACGTAGTGGACGATTCGGAAGAGAAATCCAGGCGCAATCTTGTCACGCTGTCCAGCGCGGTACTGGCGACGACATACTTGCAACCCAAGCTGGCCGATAAGGGCAAGCTACTCGGATTCATCGACGCGGCGGACGTGAATCCCATTCGCGTGTGGACGCTCATCACAATCGCACTATGCTACTTCGCGTACCGGTATTGGTATTCGAGCGGGCGCGCCAAAACATGGAGCGAATGGGTTGCGCATCGCGATACTTTCGTGAAAAGCATGTTCGCAAAACGAATTGAACAGCATGGATTGAGATATTGGAAAACCGAAACTCCATCACACTTCATGAATTTCGAATCGATTTCGACACCCGTGGATCAAAGGACTTTAGCATTACGAGCGTCCTTGGACACGGAGGATTTCTCAATCAACCCAAAATCCACTTACCTCCATATATCCCTAACTGGCCCAATGAATACGACGATTGGCCATCTTACGTGCACCTTCAAATTGACCGACTGGAGGAGCAAAATTTTTCATAACTTTACCGTAGCAAGATCAGCTCTTCTTTGCAACGCCACGCACGAGCTTTTTATCCCATTTACTTTGTTTGGAATCGCCTTGGTCGTTTGCATAGCCGAACTGATACGCTTGTAATTCACTGCTTGTTGTACCCGTCAGAACCACAACAATAACCACCTGACATCCAAACGGCGGCACCGCATCCTTCCGGGACGATCCATTGTCGGACCATCCCGGAGGACTGCATGCCAACCGACTATCACCACGGCGTGCGCGTTGTTGAACTCAACGACGGCACACGCCCCATTCGCACCATCGAGACCGCCGTGGCCGGCATCGTCTGCACCGCCGACGATGCCGACGCGAGCGCTTTCCCGCTCGATACTCCCGTCCTGCTGACCAACCCGCAAGCCTCCATCGGCAAGGCTGGCGACAAAGGCACGCTGGCCCGCACGCTCGATGCCATCACCGACCAGACCAACCCGCTAACGGTCGTGGTGCGCGTTGCCGGCGGCGCTTCCGAAGCCGAGACCACATCCAACCTGATCGGCACCACCAACGCGGCCGGCCGCTACACCGGCATGAAGGCGCTGCTGTCCGCTCGCAACCGCTTCGGCGTCGCACCGCGCATCCTGGCCGTGCCGGGGCTCGACAGCCTGCCCGTGGGGACAGAGCTGGTCAGCATCGCGCAGAAGCTGCGCGCCTTCGCCTACCTTTCGGCCTTTGGCTGCCAAACCAAGGAAGAAGCCGTCGCCTATCGCAGCAACATCGGCCAGCGCGAAGCCATGGTGATCTGGCCCGAGTTCGTGGGCTGGGACACCGCCGCGAACGCCGAGACCACCCTGTGGGCCACGGCTCGCGCGATCGGCCTGCGCGCCAAGATCGACAACGACACCGGCTGGCACAAAACGCTCTCCAACGTGGCCGTGAACGGTGTGACCGGCCTGTCGCGCGACGTGTTCTGGGACCTCCAGGACCCGGCAACTGATGCGGGTTACCTGAACGCGCACGAGGTCACCACGCTGACCCACAGGAACGGCTACCGCTTCTGGGGCTCACGCACGTGCAGCGCAGATCCGCTCTTCCCGTTCGAGAACTACACCCGTACGGCGCAGGTCCTGGCCGACACCATGGCCGAAGCGCATATGTGGGCTAACGACCTGCCAATGACGCCCACGCTAGTGAAGGACTTGGTGGACGGCCTCAACGCCAAGATGCGCAATCTGACGCGCAACGGCTACCTGCTGGGCGGCGCCGCCTGGGTCGATTTTGATGTCAACACCAAGGACACCCTGAAGGTCGGGCAGCTCGCCATCGACTACGACTACACGCCAGTGCCGCCGCTGGAAAACCTGATGTTCCGCCAGCGCATCACCGACCGCTACCTGATGCAGTTCGCCGAAGCCGTCAAGGCGGCTTGAGTTGCGCCCCACCACCTGACAAGGAACCAACATGGCCCTGCCATTGATACTCAAGCATTTCAATGTATTCGCGGACGGCCAGAGCCACGCCGGCGAATGCGAAGAAATCACCCTGCCCAAGCTCGTCCGCAAACTGGAAGAGTTCCGCGCCGGCGGAATGAACGGCGCGGTCAAGATCGACCTGGGCAATGAGGCGCTGGAGATGGAAACCACCTACGGCGGCCCGATGCGCGACATCCTCAAACAGTACGGCACCACCACCATCAACGGCGCGGCGATCCGCTTTGCTGGTGCGTACCAGCGCGAGGACACCGGGGCGATAGATGGGATCGAGATCGCGGTGCGCGGCCGACACGTCGACATCGACTTCGGCAGCAACAAGGCCGGAGCCAGAAGCCCGTTCAAGGTCAAGTCCTCGCTGTCCTACTACAAGATGACCGTCAACGACGAGGTGTGGTGCGAAATCGACCACATCAACTTCATCGAGATCATTTTCGGGGTTGATCGCCTGGCCGAGCAGCGCCGCGCCATCGGCCTCTAACCCGGGCGCCGCCCACCGCACCCGGGCGGGCCGACCTGCCCGCCCCCTTCACCTCTTCATCGCTTTGACCACCATGGAAAAAAAACCGCGACCATCACCCTGGACACCCCCATCACGCGCGGGGAACAGACCATCAAGAGCATCACAGTGCGCAAGCCGGGCGCCGGCGAGCTGCGCGGCGTGAGCCTGATGGACCTGATGCGCATGGACGTGACCGCCCTGCATACAGTGCTGCCGCGCATCACCACGCCGACGCTGACCACCGCCGACGTGAGCAAACTGGATCCGGCCGACCTGACCCAGCTGGCCGTCGAGGTGACCGGTTTTTTGCTGACGAAGGCGCAGCAGCTGGACACCTTCCCGACCGAGTCGAAGACGCCGCCGCCGACATCGGCGTGATTTTCTCTTTCCGCCTGGACGAGCTGTACGCCATGGGTATCGTGGAGCTGATGGAGTGGCGCGAGCGCGCGCGCGAACGTAGCGGGGCCGAGGAATGAGCGACGCCCGCCGCCTGCGCCTGGAGGTGGTGCTGGCCGCCGTGGACAAAGCCACGCGGCCGGTGCGCAACCTGATGAACGCGAACAACGACCTGGCCCGGGCCGTGAAGGCCACGCGCACGCAGCTCAAGGACCTGGAGCGCACGCAAGCCAGCATCGACAGCTTCCGCAAGCTGTCGCGCGATGCGGCCATCACCAGCAATCAGCTGAAGGCGGTGCGCGGGCGGGCGGACGAGCTGGCCCGCCAGCTCAAGGAAACTCGGGAGCCGTCGGCCGCGCTCACCAAGTCATTCGAGGCTGCCAAGCGCGAGGCGCAAGCGCTCAAGGCGCGTCAATCGGAATTGTCTGAAAAGCTGCACCAGGTGCGCGGCCGGCTGGCGGACGCCGGC